GGCTACGAGTACAGCGACAAGTACACCACGCTCGGTGAGGACAAGAATGGCAACCTCGTGATTAAGTCTTAACTATTTTTTCAAATTTTATTGCGTTGTACTTAGCCTTCTAAGTATCTTCACACAAATTGGTCTACCCGCGTGGACCAGCCTCCCCGGAAGGGCAGAAAACGCGGTGATGCTTTCCGAGTAACGCGCTACCGATGGCGCACAAACAAGTAATCGTGATGTCTGAGGGTTATTACGTCAAAGATGGCGATGATTACGCACCGCTATCCGACGATAAAGTCGTTCTTTCTAAATCTGAACTTGAAACCACCTACGTTCCAAAGGAGCGTTTTGGGCAGTCCATCCAAGACGAGATCCAACGTCGTTTCTCCAACCATGTGCATAAGGACAAGGCACATGAGGACGAAACCGTTATCGCCAGGGTGCTTGAGTCACACGGCGGCCAGAGCGTAGATCAAGACAAGCTGCGATCCCAATGGGAATCGGCGCACCTTAAGCCGCTCGGCGAGAAGCTGACACAGGTAGAGGAACGCGCACAGCGCCTTGAGGAAAGAGTAAAGTTCCGTGAGCTTGGCCCCGTGCTTGAGGAAGCAGGGTTTGACAAATCGTTTGTCACCCGCCCTGAAGCTGGTAAGCCGTCCCCTGCGGAAGTCTACTTTGGTGACAAGTTCGGCCTTGACGACAATGGCTCTCTAACTGTCAATGGAACTTCAACTTCCCCGCAAGCCTTTGCCTCAGAACTGGCATCCAATGATGCCTACAAAATCTATCTGAAGCAGGAGGCCCGCAACACCAGTACGGCAGGCCGCCCCGGTCAGGATAAGTCTACAACCCCATCTTCGGGACTTCGCAAGCGCGATATGACTGGACCTGAGCAGGCGGACTATATCGCCAAGCATGGCTACATGAATGCCAAGGGTGATGGGATACCGTTTATGAACCTACCTAACTGATAAGAAACAATGGCTATCGGAAAAGCATCGGATTTCGTTGTACGCAACGAACTCTTTGAAACACTCTTTGTAGAGACGCTGGCGCAGAACGTAGACATCCTCAATCAGGATGGCAACGGCGTTATCCAGCTCGTAACCAACGAACGCGAAGGCGACTACGACAAGACTCGCTTCTTTGACCGTCCTTCTGGCGGTGTATCGCGTCGTGACACCACTGATACTTCCACCTCGCTCACGCCTTCGGCTCTGACGCAGGACGAAGTAATCGGTGTAAAACTGAACCGCAAGTACGGTCCTTACCAGCAGACGCGTGACGCGTTCAAGAAAATCGGTGGTACGCCCGAGGATCTGACGCTGATCTTGGCTCCTAACATGGCAGAAGAAGCCATGAAAGGCATGGTCAACGACGCTGTTGCTGCCCTCGTCGCTGCTCTTCGCAACAATAGCGGTGTTGTCTACGACTACGCTGCTACGGGTGCGAACGCTACGATTGACCACACGGCTCTGATCCGTGGTCGCGCACTCTTCGGAGATGCCTTTGGTCGCATTCGTGGCTGGGGTATGAACGGTGCCGCCTTCCACAAACTGGTTGAAGCACAGCTCTCCGTTGCCTCCGGCAATGTTGGTGACTTCGCAGTGTACGAAGGACAGGCTGGTACGCTTGGCCTCCCGGCTTTCGTCTCGGATGCTCCTGCATTCGCTACGTCTGGAACGCCCGGTGAGTACCACGTTCTTGGCCTCGTGCCTAACGCTGCCGTCCTGACGGTATCGGAAGCACCGTACATGGCTACCGACGAAACGATCCTCAAAGAAAACATCCTCTACGCCTTCCAAGGTGAGTATGCTTTCAACATGGAGATCAAGGGCTACCAGTGGGATACCGCCAACGGTGGTACCAACCCGACCGCAGCAGCAATCGCAACTGGTTCCAACTGGGACAAAGTTGTTGCTAACGACAAGGACACTGCTGGCATCGTCATTGACGTAGACCAGTCCTAATCCAATGGTGACGGAGCGGGGGGCCTTCGGGCCTCCCGCACCTGATCCTTAAAACCGTACTGACATGGGTTCTTGGGCCGACCTTACTCTTGCTGATGCTACGCTAAAAGGCATTGCTCCCGTTGACATGATTGACGGGAACTTTGGCATTTTTGACACCGACATCAATGAGACAAACAGGCTGAATGAGGCCAAGCAGTACATTGAGATGCGTATCGTTGCGAACGACGCTCTTTTCGCGGAACGCGCTGACGGCCCGCAGGAGATCATGGACGCGGCGATAGACATCAACAAGACATACATTGACAACCTGATCCAGCGTATGATCGGGTACAAGTATGTACAGGCATTCTACGAGACAGAGGCGATGGGCGGCAACAGCCTGTTCCTCACTCGTGCTGAGATGATGGAGTTTCGCTTTAATGAGACGTTCACGGCCCTGATGCGCGTCTTGATGCGTGACCCCGACTTCTTTGACCAACTGGACGGCACTACCGACGAGGACTTGGCTGCCTTTGAGGGTCCGCGCAACTGGGTGGGCTAATGCAGATTGGATCCAAGGCTATTGCTGAGATTCAGAGGATTGCCGCATCTGCCAAGCCCGCCGTTGAGGACATTGGCGAATACTTTGTAGGTGTAATCCAGAGGCGACTGTCAAGCGGTCAA